AAAAAATTGTCCGTCCGGTACGTCTTCACCGTGAATGGTGTATCCTTTCCAAAGACTGTAACCGTTTCACCACCATAGAGTTCTGGGCAGCCGATATCCTCGGTACATTCACGTCCGTCGATCGATACTGGGATGGGGTACACCTGATCACCCTGTGTGGTCGTGTGATAATGGTACCTATCACGGCGATTACGAACTTCTCGACCATATAGGGGCAGTGTCTCACCCGTTTCGTTTGTCAAAATACCAATCTGTTGGAAATGACCGGGTTTGTATTTCTTGATGGGAGGACCTCGGTACTCTGGGGAACGAACTTCTCGGACGGGTACCCTCACTGGTACCTTGACGGGTACTGGGACTTCAACTTCAACTGGATTCCTCACGATCGCGTAGATCATGATGACGGGAATCGAAAGGAGAACTAAGGAATTGACGAGCTTATAGTTAATCTTCATCTTTATATTAAGCCATGAAATTATTGGGGGTTGACATAGGCTACACAAATATGGGATTGGTCATGGCAACATGTGACGGTCCCCGTATCACGATTGACTATATAAAGAAGGTTGACCTGGGTGAATACAAATATATAGGTAAAACGAATGACACAGCAGTCATCATCTCTTTATTTTTATCCGATTACGACTATCTATTTAAAGAAGCTGACACCGTGCTCATAGAACGTCAACCTCCTGCTGGTCTAACAAACATTGAAAGTTTGTTACACTACATATATATGGATAAGGTTGTTCTCATATCACCGTTAAGTGTCCATCGACACTTTGGAATGGGTCATCTTGACTATGAACAACGTAAGGAGAGAAGTGTATCTATAGCGGGTAAGTACATCAGTGACATTCCTTACGATCGTCAACATGATATAGCCGACGCATTGTGTATGATTATACACTACAATTTCAAGGTGAGTGTTCACTCATTCGACTCATTCAGGTTTACCAAAACCTGAGTAATGGACCGAACAATCGAATCAAGTTCAGTGTGAGGATCTGGGTGAGACTGAAGATACTTCATATTGTATTCGGTCGTTTCAGTCTTTTCGAGTTCAGAAAGAATTTCCTCGTAACGTTCTTCATCCTTTTCAAAACGCTCCTTCAGACGTTCAGCCTTTTCTTCGAGAAGTTCGATCTGTTCGGGGTACAGATCAAGCTTGACCTGGTTGACGTGTTCCTCATCATTTTCATCAACATCTTCAAGCTTATCCTGAAGCTCGTCGATTCGTGCGTAAATCCTGTCAATCTCGTTCACGTAGTTCTCCTTGTTGATAAGCCTGGAATTCCTGATTGCCTCCATGTATGTATACAAGGTGATTACTTTTTAAGTCCCATTATGGTGTGTATACGTCCAAGTCGAAGCTGTACGAGCATCCATAGGGCGAATGCTGTCAGTTTAATTAGACGCCCAGACGCATCATCGGATACGTTGTACACGGGATCCAGTACACGAGACATGAAGGTCTTCGCCTTGTCCTGTCCTGTGAAGTATATCTCAAGTTGTGTCAAACAACATGTATCATCGTTCGTGATCCAATGGAAGAATACGAATGGTACGAAGAGTGAATACATCTCCAACCACCGAACATCCTTCACCAGTGTCGGTACGACTATCCCCGCCACCAGTATCAGTACATGGATGAAGAAGATAATGTTCATATATAGTAGACGATGAAAAAATCGTGGAACGACCAACATGAAAATATATTGAGGCAGTGGGGTGAAGCTTCGGCATGCTACAGGTTCATGAACCATCGTGCCTACTTGATGTACAAGACGTTGTCGATGCGTTTTACTTTACCTGTTATTGTTTTGTCCACTGTCACAGGGACGGCAAACTTTGCACAGACGTCATTTCCTGCGGGTATACGGGGAATTGTTCCTTCTGTCATCGGTGGTATGAACTTGGTCGCGGGTCTCATCGCGACGATCATGCAATTTCTAAAGATCAACGAACTCATGGAAAATCATAGGACGGCTGCGTTATCCTACGGCCTCCTATCGAGAAACATTCGGCTGATGTTGGCACTTCCTCGCGAAGAAAGGAAAAAGGATGGACTCAAGTTTGTGGAAGAGTGTAAATCAGAATACGATAGGCTGATCGAACAATCACCACCTGTACCCATCAAAATCATCCAGGATTTCGAATCTTCATATCCAGATGAAGAAACGGATTTCATCAAGCCTGAAATACTAGACGTTCGTCCCATCCAGGTGTTGACTGCTATTACCGAAGATACACCTTTCGCTAGGGTTGGGAAAATGCTACAGAGTGAGGAAGGGAGTCGTGAAGGATCGATAGACGTCGAACGAGGTGAATCACGAGAATGAAGAGTATAACGTTGAATATGAAGACACAAGCAGCGTACGGAAGTATTTTCCTTTTTAAAGGTTCGACGACACGTTTATGTAGTGCGTCATTCTCAAGCACCAAATCTATGGCCTGATTAGTAAGATCATCCATGGACCGCTTCATTAAAATTGTTTCACAAAAAAAGAATGATCGAGTTGACACGGTGCATGAAGAAGCCTATACCCGTATGAAACAATTAATCGAGGCGAACAAGAATATATTCCTGTGTGGTGCCACTGGTGTTGGCAAGACGCACCTACTTCACCAAGTTATCGATATGAAAACCTGTATAGATATACAGAAAAAGACGTCTGTCGAGTATCTCAAGGATACGTGTGCTCCGATTGTAATTGAAGACTACGATGCTGAACCTCTCGTCTACAAAAATCTGATTGACCACATCGTCGAGTACGGTACCATTAACGGTCGATCGACGATCGTGACATCTATATCTGCCTACATGTTACCCAACTTTGAGATCGTGTTCGTCAAACCACTGACTATCGAACAACTGGTACAGATCAGACCCGGAACCGGTGCAGTGGAAGCCGCCACGAAAGCCAAGGGTTCGATCAGAAATTTTCTACATTACCTCGAAAACTATGATCAAATTGACGATTTCAAAACATCCAAGGAATATGTGAAAGACGTTCTCTGCACAGATGACCCATTCCCATGGATTGATGCTATCCCCGAGCATGGTCATATATGTGACACTCTCCAAGAGAATTACATAGATTCAAAGGGTGTCGACATTACACGAGTCACGAACGCATTATCAGAGTCTGATGTGTTTGACACGAGTATATATAGTGGCCAATGGTCACTTTTACCGTACTACATTCATTCAGGTATACGAATACCAAAGGCTTCACTGGGAGAAACACTCGACCCGGATAAATTGAGGTCCGGTAGTGCATGGACAAAGTTTGGAAACTACAAGATGCGATTCAAAAAGTACAACGAAATACGTCGTAAATCAGGGAATCGTCTCGGTGTTGAAGAGCTGTGCCTTTTAAAGAGGTATGCAGAACTTGGTAGATATGATAGACTGTTAGACTATGACATCACACCACAGGATTTTGATGTGATGAATCATCTCGCGACGACAAGTAAGTTAAAACAAAGAGACGTGACAAATATAAAAAAGGGTCTCAAACATGCAATCCAAAGAAGACAATGAAGATACGTCGACCACCGTGAAAACGATCGGTAATGAACTATTCTTCTATGGAGAGATCACACAGGAAAGCATCCTCGACTTTACCGAAAATTTCAAGAAGCTCGAAATTGATGTACTGAAAAAGGCTGCCGACATGTTCGGATACACACCTATGATCCGTGTTCACATCATGAGTGAAGGTGGTGATCTATTCGCTGGTATCGCAGCCATGAATGTCATCGAAAAGTCGAGAGTTAAAGTTGTGACCATTGCACAGGGGTCGTGTTGTAGTGCAGCAACCTTCATGTTGTTGGGTGGTTCAGAGCGACGGATGGGTATAAACGCTCAGATATTGATCCACCAAATTTCGACAGGTGAATTCTGGGGAAACTATGAAGACCTGAAGGATGAAATGAAATCGTGTACAAAGTTCATGAAAGCCATCAAAGATATCTACATGAAAAAAACGAAGATTCCAGAAAAGAAATTTAAGAAGTTGATGAAGAAGGATATCTACCTTCCATCGGCTAAATGCCTAAAATATAAGATCGTTCACGCGACTGACTAATGTCGACGTGTCTCTTGTATAGACCCAACAGCACCAGACATATGAAGATGATACATGCCGTGTTCAGAGTAAAACCCTCATCTTCTGGTAACCTAAGTCGTTCCATTCTACCATGATTGATAACTGGTAATTCAGACATCTACTTAAAACCTATATTTTATTATCGTACAATGGAACGCCTTATCAGACAAGACAAGTATGGTCATGACCGCTACATCGACATTCGTGTTGAAGACCTGAAGGATGGAACCGCAGACATCGTTAAAGTTTCTGGTGTCGTGGGGAATGAAAAGTTTTCCGAGTCACGAACCAATGTCAAAACTGGTTATGAAAAGGCTCTCAAGAGGGCTCAGACGATGTGGAACAATGAGCATACTAAATGTAACCAAGTGTTGCCTATGTTGGCCAATAAGTGGGAGGATCGTAAGAAGTACATCAGTCAACCTTTCTATGTTCAACCCAAACTCGATGGTGTCCGTCTTTTGGTATCCAAGGATGGAGGTATCTCGAGGACTGGTAAAATTGTACCAGGTACGGAGATTCTCGGCAAGGGACTCAAAGAGGGTCAATATGTTGATGGTGAAGCGTTCGACTCCAACATGAACTTCGAAGAACTCACGAGCACTTTCAAGACTGATCCCTTGAAGCTCAAGTTCCACGTGTTTGATTTCTTTGATTTGAAGAAGCTTGACATGACCTTTGAGGAACGCTGGGAAAAGGTCAAGTCTCTCAAGAACTCTCACTA